CTAACTGTTTCTACATGGCAATCTCTCTACACACAGCCAAATGAATATTTTGAACAGTTTGATTTCATATTAGGTGACGAAGCACATCTATTTAAAGCACAGTCATTAGTTTCTATTATGACTAAATGTGTGAATGCAAAATATAGAATTGGTTTAACTGGTACACTTGATGGTACTAAGACGCATAAACTGGTGCTTGAAGGCTTGTTTGGTACTGTAGAGAAAGTAACAACGACCAAAGAACTGATGGACAATAAACAAATTGCTGATTTTATTATCAAGTGTTTGGTACTAAAACATGATGAAGAAATTTGCCAGCTAATGAAAGGCAAAACCTATCAGGAAGAAATTGAATATCTAATTCTGAATGAAAACAGAAATAAGTTTATCAAAAATCTTTCGGTATCTTTGACAGGTAACACTCTTATATTATATCAATATGTTGACAAACATGGCAAAATTCTGTATGATATGATATCTAATACTAAAAATATTGGAGACAGAAAAGTCTTTTTTGTATATGGTAAAACAGATACAGAAACAAGAGAAGAAGTTAGACGTATAACGGAAGATGAAAATGACGCCATTATTGTGGCTAGTTATGGTACTTTTAGTACTGGAATTAATATTAGGAATCTCCATAATATTATATTCGCATCTCCGTCCAAATCAAGAGTTCGAAATCTTCAGTCTATTGGACGAGGTTTACGAATCGGTGACAACAAAACTGAAGCGGTTCTTTACGACATAGCCGATGATTTGAGATACAAAAATCACATGAATTTTACGTTGAAACATTTCGTGGAAAGAACAAAGATATATAATGAAGAGAAGTTCACCTACAAACTTTACAAGATAGGATTAAAAAATGGAAGCAGTAAAACTAATACGTCTTAAATCAGGTGAAGATATCATTGCATATATTGAACAAGTTGATAAATTAAATTTTGTGGTAAGAGAACCCATGGTTGTACTCACTAAACAAGACAACAGAACTAATAAACATATTATTATGATGGACCATTGGTTACCTGTTCCATTGATTCGTCACAATGAGGCATTTATCACTGAAAGTGAAATCGTAACTATGCTCGAACCAACTTCTGATTTTTCTGAGTACTATGAGAATGCGGTAACCAACATGAAACAGATTCTGACATTCAACACATCTTCTTCTGACGAAGAAGAAAGAAACCTCACTAGAGAGGAAATGTTAATGATGTTGGAAGCGGTTGGACCTGATACAACAGAACTAATACATTAATATAAACATGCAGAGGGTACATATGGAGTGTGCGCCTTTGGCAAGCAAAAGTCAAGCAATTTTTAAGGTAAACATTATTATGAACGATTTAAATACCACACCAACAGCAAAACCAAAGAAGCATTACATCAACAATGCAGATTTTTGTAAAGCACTTGTAGATTACCAAACCGCAGTGGCAGTTGCCAAAGCAGAAGGTAAAACGAAACCTCGAATTCCAAATTACATTGGTGAGTGTTTTATGAAGATTGCTGAAGGTCTATCACACAAACCAAACTTCATCAACTACTCTTACCGAGATGAAATGGTCGGTGATGGTATTGAAAATTGCTTGATGTACTTTGAGAACTTTGATACCACAAAATCATCGAACGCATTCGCTTACTTTACACAGATCATCTACTTTGCGTTTCTCAGACGTATTCAAAAAGAAAAGAAACAACTCTACGTTAAGTATAAATCTACAGAACAATTCGGCTTACTTGATGAGAATGAACTCATGGGATACGATGATATGCCAGCAAAGCCCTTTGAACTATATGATAACATTTCCGATTTCATTGAAACCTTTGAAGAAACTAAGAAACGAAAAAAGGCAATCAAAAAGGAAAAAGGTATAGAAAAGTTTTTGGAAGATTAATATGAAAATCGGATTGACATGCTCTTGCTTTGATTTATTCCACACTGGTCACGTTCTGATGCTTGAGGAAGCAAAACAACATTGTGATTACCTAATTGTTGCACTACAGACAGACCCAACTATAGACAGACCGGAGAAAAATAAACCGGTACAATCCGTTTACGAACGGTATATACAACTCAAAGGTTGCAAGTATGTGGATGAAATTATACCATATTCTACCGAAGAAGACCTATTAAATCTCTTGACAACAGTTAAATATGATGTTAGGATACTAGGAGAGGAATATAAATGGAAACCTTTCACAGGCAAACATCTTGATAAAGAGTATTATTATAATTCCCGTCCTCACACATATAGTAGTACTGAATTAAGGAAACGAATTGAAAGTAGCAATAATAACTGACCAACACTTTGGTGCTAGAAATGACTCCCTTCACTTTTTGGATTTTTATGAAAAATTTTATGACGAAACATTTTTTCCTGCTATTGATGCTGCCGGAATTACTACTGTTCTTATTCTTGGTGACACGTTTGACAGGCGCAAGTATGTAAACTTCTATTCACTTCAACGTGCAAAGAAGATGTTCTTTGGTAAATTAGCCGCACGTGACATTAAAGTTCACATGTTGGTTGGTAACCACGACACATACTATAAGAACACAAATGATGTTAATTCTCCAAGATTGGTTCTGGAAGAATATGAAAACATCCATATCATAAAGAATCCGCAAACAATTCAGATTGAAGGTACATCAATTTGTATGATGCCTTGGATTTGTCCTGAGAACTATGAAGATTCCATGACTACACTCAAAGATACTGATTCGACAATCTGTATGGGTCACTTTGAGATTGAAGGCTTTCAGATGTATCGTGGTGCACCGTCACATGATGGTTTAGAACCAAAACTATTTGACAAGTTTGATATGGTCTTCTCAGGCCATTATCACCACAAATCAAGTAGAAAAAACATTCACTATCTTGGTAACCCATATGAATTAACATGGCAAGACTATGACGATCCACGTGGATTCCATATCTTTGACCTAAAGACACATGAACTTGAGTTCGTACAGAATCCAAATCGGATGTTCTTGAAGGTTGTTTATGATGATAAAGATGTGGATATTAAAACCATCACATCAATGGACTTATCACATCTGAAAACAACATATGTTAAAGTGGTTGTTTTGAACAAGACAAATCCATATTTGTTTGATACCTTTATTAACAATATCTACCAAGTTGGACCAATTGATATTACAATTGCCGAAGACTTCACTGAACTAGAGGACACAGAAGATAATGATGTGGATCAAGCTGAAGATACCACAACAATTTTAAATAAGTATGTTGATAACTTGACAACTGACTTAGAAAAAGATAGAATAAAGTCTTTACTTAGAGAATTGTACATTGAAGCATTGAATGAGGAAACAACATGAGTTCACCTACGATTATGGTAAATAATGAATTAGCGGAGAAAATGTTTTTCGTTCCTAATTATATTGTTGATAACACAACATTTCTACCAGAAGAATGTGATTTTATTTCTAGTCACTTTCAGAACAATTATCACTTGACGAAAGGTGAAGAGTTTTCAAAATACTCTCATATACCAGAACAGCGTAGAGCAAATATTGTTATGACAACTCAACCAGATCAACAAACTGAATGGTTGTGGCAGAAATTTAATAATCTAATCTCATACTATAACGACAGACATTTTAATTTCGATCTTTATGGTTTCAATTATTTACAGTATGCGAAGTATGATGTGGGTGATAAGCATGAGTTTCATATGGATTTACCGTTAGGTGGTAAACAAATTGATCCACTATTGTTACAACACTTGCGTAAAATAACTATTGTGCTATTATTAAATGAGCCTGGTGTAGATTTCGAAGGTGGTGAATTCCTAATTAACCATTTCTCTGAACAATTTCCTTGGGTACCTAATCTTAAAAAAGGTTCCGTACTTCTTTTTCCTTCATTCTTATTGCACAAAGTAGCACCAATACTTTCCGGAAACAGACAATCTATCACAATATGGGCAGTTGGTCCTAAATTTAAATAATGATTATTTTTTCTAAATGTCGTTGGAAGAACTTTCTTTCAACTGGAAATGCTTTCACTGAAATTGATCTCACACGTTCAACCAACACTCTGATTGTTGGTCACAACGGTGCAGGTAAATCATCCATTTTGGATGCATTGACCTTTGGTCTTTTTGGTAAACCTTTCCGTAAAATTAACAAACCACAACTTGTAAATTCAATTAACAACTCTAATACTGTTGTTGAGATTGAGTTTTCTATCGGTAAGAAACAGTATAAAATTATTCGTGGTATTAAACCAAACATCTTTGAGATTTACTGTGATGATA